CACTACACCCACCACTACACCCACCACTACACCCACCACTACACCCACCACTACACCCACCACTGCTGCGGCTGCTGCGGCTGCTGCGGCTGCTGCTGTTGATAGTAATTCCCCAACATCTGACTTCCGGCGGTCAATACCGTTCCCCACGGGCTGATCTGGTTCACATCCTGCATCGTCCTCGCGGCGCCCTCCATGCCTCGACCGAGCAACATCCCGGACTGGGCGGACGCCGCCGTGCCTTTCGCGCCGATGTTGATGCCTTGATCCAGCGCGTTCTGCCCGAGACCTTCGATATATGAAGCCCCACCGAGAGCCGTGGAATACGGGGTATATGCGTCCCGCTGAACCCCGTACATGCTGCTCAACATGTCACCGCCTGCCCCGACCATACCGCTGCCGAACCGAGCGTAGTCCATCCCGCCCCGCGTGGCGTCCGCCGCCATACCTAAATCCTGCTGTTGCAACGAGTTGTAGTACGCTGCCATTTCGGGGTTCGCAGCCATCTGCCCGGCGTTCCCGCCGATAGCCAGGCCGCCTCGACCTTGTGCCTGTAGCTGGGCACGGAGATCGGCTAATTGGTTGGCTCTCGGAGCCGCCAGCAACGCCTGCTGCTCCTGCATGTACTTGGCGGCCTGCTGCTGTGGCGTGGTGCCCAAGTACCCCTGGCCGAGAGTCATCATCGTTCCTGCGGCCTGCCCCATCGGAGCGGTGGCGGCCTGGGAATTGGTGAATTGTGATAAGAAGCTGCTCTCCTGTCGTTTTTTTCTTTCAGCAACCGCAGCGTCATAAGCGGCCTGCCCGCCCGGTAGTCTCGCTGCTACGGCAGGAGTTCCGGGAGTTCCGTAGAACCCAGATGCCCCCACGGCTGCCAAGAGCCCCGAGGACGCCTTTCCCCGCCTCGCGGCTACGGCGGGAGTTCCGGGAGTTTCAAAGTAATCTGCGTAATTGGGTGCTGCGCCACCGCCCGCAGCCATCATCAACCCCTCTTGCTGGGAACGAAGATCGGGGGACAGGTCGTACCTCGCAGAGTTCAGATTACCTTTATCGTCATACCCGAAACGCGACGCGCCAAAGTTGGTGGTCACACCCATGGGACGGAATTTCGCGGCATCGGCGGCGATTCTTGCCGCCTGTAACTGCGCGTCGGCGCTGGTTTCCGCAGCCCCTTGCGCGGCTTCCCCTTGCAGGTACCCCCCGACCAAAGCCCCTCCAGCAACAGCAACAGCAACCCAAGCCATATCACGCGCCCCCTAAAAGTAGTTCATTGCAATGAGTCAGGTATTCCTGCTCGTCTTTCGCGATAAACGTCCGTTCTATCAATTCAACGTCGGTCTCGTTGGTCCCGTGAACCGTAATCCATACGGTGTCTTCGTGGGCGTAGCCAACTCGTTTCGTACCGGGAGGAGAAACCAGAACCGAAGGTGCGGCCAATCGCCTAACACCACTCTCCGTAAGAACTGAAATCTCACCCTTGGCGATTATGTTGACCTGAGAATACTTGTGAACTTTTCCAGTCAACAGTGTGTCTTTTGGAATGAATATCTCTCTGGCGTATACGTCTTGTGCAAAATGGTGATGCGTTGGGATGTCTACCTGCGCGTGCTTCAGAAGCTCGTTCTCAATGATCTGCACCTTGGCGGTCATCGACTCATTGCCTGTCCGAGGTGCGTTACTCATTTTTGCAACGCTCCAGATTGTTCTAATTTTTGTAGTGTCTCAGGCGAAACAGGCACAAGATTACCGCCTCGGTCAACACTGCCACGAATCTGACCCTGCTCGTCCCAGACAACAGAGCCATCACCCGAAACAAAGAATTTCTTCCCTTCGTACTCTGCAACACCGTTGACTACTGGGCGAGTAATGCCGTGATACGTCAACTCCCCGTTGTACGGCTTTTTACCAGCCGACCCGCCTTGAGCCATCATCCCGCCTTGAGGCGCGGGAGAGGGTTCTTGGAACATACCATTCATCATCCCGTCCATCATCGGCGAAGCCCCGCTCTGGGGGCGGTCTTGGGCGGTGCAGGCCGGACAGGCGCGGCTACGACAGGCGCGGCTACGACAGGCGCGACCTCTTCATAGTGCGCCTCCCTGCGCATCGACACGATGTCGTCGGAGTTCTCGAATGACACCGTGTTACCCGATTGCTTGCACCGGAAAGTTACCACGATGGGCGGCCAACCATGAACTTGCCGGTAGTAGACGCCAGGTCAATCGCGCCTGCGGAGTTGTTCAGTAACGTCAAAGTCACGACGTTCGCCGCCGTCACCGCGCCGCCGATAACCGCGTCTACTGTGTCGACCCTGACGGAGACGCCGAACACGATGTCGCCAAGCGCCACGCCGGGGACGGTTAAGTCAACACTGGCGAAAGTGCCCGAGCCGGTCGCTGCGGCGGCGAAGTCCAGTGTCGTCTCGGTGCATAGCCAGAGTTCGGAGAACGCACCCTGGAACTGTTTGCTGCCTCGTTCAATTCTTAAAGCCATGATGGTTCTCCTTTATTTCTTGGATTTCTTGACGACCGCACGCTGCTTGGGGTCGGTCATGTCGGGGTATGTCGCAGCCTTGGCCGACTTCCCGGCGTATGCCGGATTCGGCTTCGGTGGTTTCGCGTAGTTGTTTTTCATATCATCCTATCCTAAAAATCCCCCGGCGAATTTATCACCGGGGGGGGGGGCGGGGTTACGCAGGCACAATAATCGCAACAGAGCCATAGTCACGCAATTCAGCAGTGCCGAACAGGCAATCGGCGGTCACAAGATAGCCGAGGTACTCTTGCTTGTACTGCTGTTGGACACGGACACTCTGTGCCTCCGCCAGTACCATTGCGTCGGGATGAACCAACAGGCAAGCCCGGTACTTGGTATCGGTTGGGGAGGTTGTGTTCCAGTCAACCGTCAGGCCGAAGTCGTCCACGAAGGAAGCGCCGGTCGGTGCTGCGGAGGTGAATGTGACAGATTGGGTGCCGGTCACGCTGTTGACGTGAATCCAAGGGCACAGACTTGAGGTATACACCTCGATGCCGTACAGGTTGCCAATACGCCCGGTGCGGATCGCCGCGCCGTTGCCGACAAACGCCTGTTCGGTGAATCGAGCGATACCGCGCAGCGTCTTGATGACCGATGGAGGCACGACTAGACCCGCCTCAGACGTATTAACGTCGGCGTCTTCCAGCAACTGCATGGCTTGTCGCAGCCCCGCATCACTCAACGCGGAACCGTTACCGTTGGACGCACCTGAGAAGTTGGTCAAGCCGTCGCCGCCGATGACGCCTTTTTCGTACAAGGATGTCGCACCCGTGATGACGCCGCCTTGCGCCTGAGCGCCCAGTTTGTGCAGTTCTGCATCGACGCGTCGGGCAAGCGCGTACCCCGCGTCCTTGGTGTAGAAGCCGCGCATGCCGTTAAGGGCGAGCATGCTCGGGACGTCTTCATACATGCGGGACAGTTCGTAGTGCTGATTGATAGCGATCAGGATTTCGCCAGCAGTATCTGCGACCAGCGTGACCTGAGCGTTCGCCGCTTTCTTGGAGGCGTTGCCGCGTCCAGGGTTGGGGCGGATGATGGTATCGCCCTTGTTTTTGGCGTGGCGCATGACTTCGACGAGGCCGCGCATTACGGTTTTCGCTTCGTAAGTCGCGATTGCCTCGTCCTGCCACATCTGCGGAATCCATTTATCCGCATTAGTGACTGTAATATGATCTGTACCTAGTGGCATGATAATTCTCCTAAAATGAGGTTATCCGACACCAAGTTTGATGCCGGAGGTTTAGCGGACACGACCCTCTGCGTATGCGGCCATGATCTCGTCTTGCATGGACTCATACCGTTTGCGGTCGGTCGTCATCAGTTTCATAATGTCAGTGCGTCGGTAGACTTTCTTTGAGCTTTCCCCGCTGCCCCCGGAAGGCACACTTGCTGCGTTCATCGCCGTGCTTCGAGCCGATTTCTCGACATCCGAAACCGCCGCCTGACGCACCGAGCGCACCTCCTTATACGTCGAAAACAGCTCATCTGCCGCTTCTACGTCATAGGCATTGGCGTTCTGGAAAAGCTGCTTCCGTATGTTGCTCTTGCCCACCCAGTCCATGAAACCTTGCTCCTGGAGGAGTTGAGAGTAATCCGGGTGCAGACTCGCCATTTGTTGCTGCGCCAACGTCTTCCGTGCAGTTTCTGCCTGCGCCGCTACCGACTGGACTGTTGGATTAGCCTCAATCGCCCGGCGAATAGCTTCTTTCGGGTTCTCAAAAATGTCAATCTCTTCACTGACAACGTGTTCTTGTTCTCGGTGCAACTGCGACTTGATAAGCTCGTCGGCCAGTTTTCGGACTTCCCCAAGCTCGTTCGCTTGTTTACCCATTTGACTGCGGTAAAAGAGTGCGGACTTTGCAATCTCCGAGATTGTCTTGCCCTTGAACTCGTCAGGCAGAATATCTTCGATGGCACTCTTAGCTTCGATCTCCGGTGCGGCTGTTCCGACCTCCGGTGCAACTGTGTCTAGCTCGCCTAATTCGGCAAAGTCGTCTTGCATTTTAATTCTCCTGTGCCCAGTCGGGTCTGCATCCCCTAAGTTAGGGACTAGCGCAATAAATAACACATTAAAAGATAATAATCAACTTTTTCTCTGCCGGTGCCTCTTTTCCCGAATTGTCGCCCATCGGCCATACGCGGTAGGGAAGTCGGGGTCGGTGCCGTCAAGCCGGATTGTCGCCACGCTGATCATTTTCTCAGCGTTTGCGCCGCATTTGTAACAGGGGAAATACGCCGTGTCTGCGTCCACAAACCGCTCGGTGATGCACCCGCACCCACACTTAAAGTCCCGTAAAATGCGCATCACTCATCCTCCTCCTGCGCTACGACGGCGCGGCTCATGTCTTCCAGCGTGAGTAGCCAGTTCATGATTGACAACTCGCCGCGCCTGAAGTGGAGCGTCTTTTCGTCGTTGATGGACACAATGTTGTTTGTTGCCGCGTGCATCGCTTTAACGTCTTCGATCAGATCACGCCACCCATCAGACGCCATCATATCGAAACGGGCCTCATAGTACTTCTTCAAGTCCTCAGTCATCGTCATCTTCATCCCCCAATAAGTACGCCACAATCCACACCAGGTCGTCGTGTACGACCTGTTCAATTCTCTGTGCTTCTTTCTTCTCTTCCACCCACCGGAGCGCTTGCAGTTTTATCTTCTGCGTTTCGATCGCGACCTTGAGCCTCGCGATTAGCCCTGGGTCGGGGGTGGCGTACATCTCATCCTGGATCAGCGTGACCTTGGACTCGACCTCCTCTCTTCTACCGACGATCTCAGTGTAGGGGAGTTCAAAATACTCTTTTTTGTACCGTCCGAGCGCCTTCTGGGCTTTGCGGGTTCTCGGAGCGACATATGTCTCCCACCCGCCGCCCTGCCGACCCGAAGAAATGGACGCACCATAGAATACATCTGGGTCGGTGAATAGGCTAGCTGTGAGCGTCTGTAGGGATGCCGCAGATACCGCGTGGGCGTAAAACGTGTCAGGATCGGTAAACAGTGCGGGGGTAAGCGTGACTGCCCCTACCGTGACCGTGTGCGCGTAGAACGTGTCCGCGTCCACGAATAGGGACGGCGCGAGCGTGATGCTCGCCGCGAGGGTCGCTGCGTAGAACGTGTCTGCGTCGGTAAATAACGCCGGGGTGAGCGTGATGCTCGACTGTAACGATGCGGCGTAGAACGTATCTGGATCGGTAAATAGATCGGCGGTAAGCGTCTGGAACGCGCCGTCAGCGGACACCACGGCGGCGTAGAACGTGTCGGCGTCTGTAAACAGCGCCGGTGCAAGCGTGACTCCCCCTGCGGCAACGGTGTGGGCGTAAAACGCATCTGCGTCGGTGAATAGCGCAGGCGCGAGCGCGATGCTCGCCGCAAGCGTCGCCGCATAGAACGTGTCGGCGTCTGTAAATAGTGATGGAGAGAGCGTTAACGCGCCAGGGGTGACGGTCGCCGCGTAGAATGTGTCAGCGTCGGTGAACAGGTTGGGAGAGAGTGTTACGTCACTCGCCCCACTAGCCTCCACATATATATTGCGCTCGAGTGGCGGGAAGATTTGCCAGGGGTTTTTTAGTAATTCATATACTTCAGTCTCTGTCCACGCCCTCCCGGCTAACGCCTGTAATGCGCACGCTGCGGCTGGGTTGCGCGCATTAAGGCTATCTCCAACCTCAACCCTAGATGTTGCCGTGTACGATATGACCCCCGCCACCGAGGCAGTTACTTTTTCAACAACTCCCGTGGATAAGTTTTTTACATAGAGCTTTTGGCTGCCGCTTTCCGCAGTGCCGATTATTAAGTACAGCCCTGATGTATAGGATATGCCCGCGGTAGCTAAATTATTAAATGTTGTGGTGTTGTTATGCGTTAAAAATATGTTGTCATTACCGGCTGTATTTCTCTTTAGTGCCATGCCAACATATGGAGCGGTATTTGCGGCGTCGTAAGTTGTCCCGCCAATGGACGCCGCAATGGTAGCCGTTCCTAAGAGTTCACCAAGCCACAAAATTGATGCGGCAGGCGTTTTTTCCTGCGCGGTCGCTGCCCTGTACAGCGACGAGTTATTACTTGCGAATCTCTTTTCGCGGCCAATGGGTGAAACAATATCTGTAGGCGATGCAATGGCAGTCAGGCCTGCTTGATTGATCGGCGTAAACGCAGAAACAACGCCAAACGGATTACTCCGATCAATCGCAACAGGGTATTGCGGTTGTCTATTCCACTGGATGCGGCGCTTAAATGACATTTTAGGTCGCGGTGTACTTTATCCCACGCCAACTCCAAATGGCCGACTGTGCCGCTGCTAAAGCCGCTGCGTGGTTGTGCGCAAGGTACAGGCCGCAGAACGCCGGTACATTTCCGTAAAACTGGCTGGCGACACAAAATGGCAAAATGGGGTATTTAAGACCGGCAGTGACAGCGGTAGCGGCAGGCGAAGCTACCCATCTCAGCGCCTGCCTCACGGCGTCATGCGTCAACGTCTCAGCGCTTGCCACGCCATCAAGCGTGTCTATTGGAGTGGTCGCAAGAGATACGTCCGAACCCCACAAATACAACTGGATCTGCTGGCCTATTACTGAGCCGGTGGTCGCATTACATAAGATGCCGTCACATGAGATTTCGATGTCATCCCATCGCGTGGTTGTGTTGTCGATTTCGTTACTCTCGACGCCAACGAGAAATGTACTCGACGTGGCAAGGCTGGACACGTCAAAAGTCAGGGATTGTACCGCGCCGTAGGTGATCATGGCAAATTCCTCGCAATGTATACTTCGTCGTGCGTGATTCCGCCCTCATAAAGTAGAGTAGCTGGCGCGGCGTCAGTACCTATCGCGCTGGATGCTAATATCTTTTCGATGTATGTGGCTGGACGCTTCCACAAAACTGCCAATGAGGCGCGCGTTAGAGTGCCACCCGCGCCGCTGAAAATGTCATCGAAGAAAGCGCGATTAGATGCCTGCGAAGGATTGACGCCATCCAATAAGTAGTGCGCCAAGGCCATCAAGCGGTTTGTGTTGGCGGTGGTGAGGCCCCCCATCTCGGAGGAATTAAACGCTTTCCTGATGGAGCCAATTGGTACCCCAGACTTCCAGACGGTGAAAACCGGGACGGCATCCTTTTCTAGGAGCCTCGCAATTGCGTAAACCCCATCTCCAGTGTTCGGGAAAGCGTTAAGCACTGGATCGGCGTTAATCGCGTTTTTAATTAAAAGACTCTGGGCGAGTGTTAGTGACATGATGCACTCCTTACAGTTTAAGTATTCCAGACGCATTCCACGTAATCGTGATGTTCCCGCCGTTCGGTGTTACTGGTAGGTTCGTCACACCGGTATCAATGAACGCGATTAACGGCCAGGTGGTATTCGCCCCGGCGTTCTTCCGGTACAGCACCAACGCTTCAACGCTGTTGCCCGTCACGGCGGTATAAGTCAGATCGGTTCCGTCGAACACGCCTGTCGCTTGCGTCTTCGTCAGAATTTCCTGATCGGTGCCCACGATCCCCGATAGGGAAGAGTAGAACTGGTGCGCCTGGCTGAAAGTGTACGCCCCGGTGTCAACGAGCGCACAGAATACGCCCGTCGCGCCTTCCGCTGAATTGAGCAGGTTGTTAGCCGTGCCCTTCATCAGTTCCTGTTTAAATAAGTCATATATCGCGTTTGCCATTTTAGTTTACTCCTGCTTTTGATAATCTTACGACGTTACCGTCACGTTCAACAACATATTCCTCGCCTGACGGCGTTACGATCCGCATGGGCGGCTTCGGAGGCTTCACGGGTGGCTCGCTGGCCTCTGGCGCCGCCACGGGCGATACGCTGGCCTCTGGCGCCGCGCTGGCTCCGTTCTTCTCCATCTGCAACCGGGCAATCGCCTCGTTGCTGTCGATGTCTTTTTCCTTGAGCATCAGATCGGCTATTCTCGCCCGGCGCTCAAAGTCTCGGCCTTCCTGGTCATCGTCGAGATTCGTACTCAGTGCGGCAACCAGTTTCGCTTTCGCCAAATCGGGCGCCATCTGCGTGTCGACCACTATTTTCTGCGCTTCGGCTTGGGTTTTCTGCACGTCAGCCTGCTTCTGGGCCATATCCAGCATCACGGCCTGTTGCTGCATCTGGTCGGCTTGCGGGTTAGGTTGCGACTGCTGTTTCATCTGTTCCAACATCTGTTCCTTATTGTGCAGCGAGGAGTTCTCGATAACGCCCTGCATCAACACGGGGGTCAAGGGGGAGTTCGCGCCCAATGTCTGAATCAGGAACGCCAGTTGCTTCTGCTCATACTCCCGCGCGACGATACCCAGGGTCGCGGTCGGTATGAACTTCACATCCAGCGCCGGGTATCGTTCGGGGTCGAACTGCATGTACCGCCACGCCGCCTTGTAGATGAACGGGATCAGGAACTCTTCCTGAAAGTTCACGAGGGTGCGCTTGTACTTCTTTATCATGGTGGCGGTCGCCATGTCCATGTTCCCGTCCCGTGACACCGCCGACACCTGCCCGCCCGAATCCATCGTCCCGGTCGCCATCAGCAGCATCCGTTCAAATTCCTTGCTGGTCTCCATCTGCGCGCCGTCATGCACACCAAACTTCATCGGCGTCAGGATTTCCGCCGCCGGGCCGTTAACCATGATGTTCTTGCCGGGCTGTATCTCGAAGTTGAACCCCCTCGGCACGCGCGCGGCGTCAATCCCCATCATGGGCACCATGAGCGCCAGACAGTCGAGGTGGGAGCGGATAGACCCGTCGATAGCGGCCTGCATGTTGAGCGACTTCTCCGCCGTCCCACGTCCCAGCAGGCGGTTCGGGACGGTATCTGCCTGGTAGCATACCACTGGCCGGTCGGCCATCATGTAGGGTGATTTTTCGGCCTTGAGGATCGCAGCTCCGTTCGCCACGATGATAATCGCTTCGACCATCCCTTCGTAGTCTTCGGTGTCGTCCGCGCGGGGGGACTCACGCAGCAGATGTCCTGGGACGAGGCCGTAGTACGTCAACAGCATCACCTTGTCGTCGCGGTAGTTCGATGTCTCCTGCGTCGCTTCGAGGGAGTCGTCTTTGTAGAGCGTCGAGATTTCGATGTCTCGGTACATCTCTCCGCTTATGCCTTCCCGGATTTTGTGGATCGAGAGGTACTTCTCGATGGCGACACCCATGCAGTCGTCTATTGAGGTGCCGTTCGGGTCAAAAAGGAAGTTGTTCGGATTAACGGGGGTGATCTTGATAGACACACGTTCTTTTTCCCCCACGCCGTATGCCGCCATCTGGCCCGCCACGGGGAACTGCATCGGGGTGTACTGCTTCTGTGTCGAGACGGTGATCTCGCCAATGCCCGTCCCGTATATCTCGGCCAGTAGTGAAATGCTCTCGATGGACTTACGGATTTTATCTTGGGCGAAGTCTTCTTTCAGTTGATTTTTTAGCTTTTCAACGTCGAGTTTCGTCCCGGTGGCGTCTTGGAGATCATCCGCTATGTCAAAATACTCGCCCTGGCCGAAGATCGCCTCCATGATCTCCGCATGGCGCGTCTCTATGGCCTGCTGGGTCGCGGGGGAGACGATTTTCGAGCGTTCCGACCCCCTGGTCTTATCTGAACCATCCCATTTCCCCCGGAAGTTACGTTCGTACTTACGCCAGTCGTCGGCATAGTTCTGGTCACGGTAGTCGCGCCATCGGTCAGTGTGGTCGACAACGAACTTAAGCAGGTCGCGGTCGTTTTCGGTCGGCTCGTAGTATTTCTTCGCATCGGGCGCCAGAATGTCGATGATCTCCGCGTCTGTTTCGTCATGAACAATCATCGCCTGCTCCTCTAAATGCCGCTCATCTCATCCATCGGTTCCCACGCCCCTTGAGGGGTATCGGAGAACCGATGGTAACTCGTCTTCTGTAGGTGCGAGATCATACTCATCGCGTCCAACAAATCGTCGTGGACGCGCTTTGAGGGGAACGCGATCATTTCGCGCCGCAGCTCATCCCAGTTTTCATCCGGGTTAAACGCTATCCTACCGTGTTCCAGTAGTCCTTGCAACGCATATACGATCCGATCCTCTTTCGAGGAATTGCCGATGGGGATGGCGTTTATGTGCGCGTACACTCCATTCTTCCGCATGAGGTCTTCAAGATACGGGAGGAGTGCCCGCATCAACGGCCCCCGTTCGATCCCGATGGACACGGGTTTGTGTGACCGTATCGCCATCAGTACGCGGACTGCGGCCTCTCGCACGTCCCATCGACCGTAATCTATCTTCTGAACCCACCACGTACCGTCATCATAGACCCGCACGACGCAGATTGCAAAGTAATCAAGGTGACTCTTCTTCGTCCCCGCCTCGACCGCCGTGTACCCCGCCGGGTCAATCGCGATGTACGTCGAGTACTCCCGTCCTGGAGGAGCGGGGCGGGTCTTGAACCACTCCAGCCGCAGCAGATTCGACCCGGCGGTATCCCACGACGCCATGAACTCGCGCTGGAACTGGGCGTAACTCAGCGTTCTCTTCGCCGTCTCGATCTCGTCACGGTCGATGTACGGGTTATCGTATGTCGTCAGGTGCCACGACCGCCACCCCGGCAGGTGGGTGTCACTGTCTGGCCGCCCGAGGTCATCGAGCGCCCGGAACTCTTCCGCTTCAGGATGCGGCGTCCCTATGAACAGCGCGCCCCCCTTCATGTCGGCCAGCGAGGGGCTGACGATGCTCTCCCACGTCCCCCGCTTGATGTCCTTCATCTCGTCAAGCACAGCGTAGAATAATTTCTTGCCGCGCAGCCGGTCGGGTTTGTCCGCCCCCCGAATTTGCAGCTTAACTCCGTTCTTCAACGTGATGTCGCCGTCGTTGACGTGCGCGGACGCCATCAAGGGCCTCGCCAGGTCAGTGACCAAATCCCACATCAGGTCATACGCCATTCCCTGGGTGGGTGCGATGTATATTACCCTCGCGTCGGTCGAGGGGCACTCCATCCCTTTCGTTATCAGCTTAATGGCGGATAACCGCGTTTTACCGCAACGTCTCCCCGCCACGATGACCTTAAACCGTACGTCTGCCTGGTACACCTCCCGCTGCCACGGCGTCAGGTCGTATGTGACCCCCGTGTTCACGTATGTCCCAGCACAGGACGTTCTAGTTCGGGGTGTGTCGAGCCGATCACTATGGTGAAACTTACCCCGCCCTCAAATCCCTTCTGCTTCACGTCGCCGTAAGTCCCCGCGTCCCACTTTCCCGCCACCTTCAACAAGTGCTCCGCCTTGAACTTCGATCCCTCTGGCTTCTCCGCTTCGTCCAGGCTGTCATGCACAAGGGTATCGGCGCGAGCGCGTAGGCCGCTACGGTACGCCGACATCCGGGAGGGTTCAGCGTCCAGCCACTCGAACAGCACCACGTAGCTCACACCGAGCGTTTCGGCGATCTTCCGCAGCCCGCCACGGTTGGCGCTCATCTCAAGCACCAAGTCAAGCACAGTGTCTTCCCCGCTCAGGTCGATGAGGGTGGTTAGAACTTTTCGGCTGAGTGCCGTACCGTGAACGGAGGTGGTGGGGAGCATGACACAACAATACACGTTTGGTAGGGGTATGGCAAGAGGGGGTTTTTTTTTCACTTTTTTTCCACAGCGCTCCACGCTCCACGATTTTTCACTTTTTTCGTATGGAGGGGTGTACCCCCAAATAACCGCCGATCGCTCCATACCTTCCCCCCCCTATCGGTGCGCACCGCTCGAAGCGCACCGAACGCACCGAACGCACCATGTGGCGCTCTTATATAGCGTGGTGCGTACGATATGTGTTGACAGACCCACGCAATGCGTGT